TAGTTTTTTAATTTCAGGCATTGCTTTTTTGCCGCCTTCATTATAACGTGTCATTAAATCTTTTGTATTTACAGGCTCTGCTTGTGGTTCTGCTTGTGGTTCTGCTTCAGCGTTTGGATTATTATCTTGTCCAGTAGATGTAGTTCTTTCTTGACCACCATCTGTGTTTGGATTATTATCTTGTCCTGCATCACCTGCTGTTGCTGCTGCTCCAATAGGTTTACCATTTGCGCCTAGAAAAAACTTCTCTTTTTCTGCACCTTCTACGCCATCGTTTGTTTGATATACTGTTGCCTCTTGTCCACCAATAGTAACTTTATCACCCACCTTCAATTGATCTACACCAAGCATTGCTTGACCAATATCAGTAAATGATTTACCAGCTTGAGCGTCTGCATCTCCGTCGCCGGGCTGTTTTGGTTTATCTGTACTTGTAACATTGCCATCTGCATCCGTTGCAAAGTTGTTACCTTGTATATTTGGATTATTGTCTTGGGCAGTTTTGTCAGAAAGTTTATTATCATCAACCACAGCATCTAACTCAGTTTTTGCTTTTGGTGGTATTTCTTTAACAACTTCCTCAGCTTCGTCCTTGTTTATGCCTAGTTTATCTTCTAACCAATCAAGTATACCTTCGTCGACTTTTTTATTTTCATCAAGTTCTACTTCGGTGTATAACTTTGAAATATCAATATATTTTTTTACATCATCGTTATTCATTATTAACTCCCAACCACAGCTTTTGTATTTTCAACATCGCTGATATCTTTAGATTCGCCTGTTGGTGCGCCTTCCATTGGATCAATTTCACGTTCTTTTCTAGCTGTTTCTAATTCTTTTAATAGGTCCATTACTCTTGCGCCGCCAACTTCGCCTTGTGCGCTTTCGCCGCCCATGTCTTCAGTTGTTAGTTTTGCTTCGTAAGGTGCATTATCTTTTTGTGTTTGCTGTTCTTCAATAGGGTCAAACTCGCCACGCACAATTAAATGGCTATGCGGAACACTACAATTTGCAACCAAGTATTGTTCTAACACATGTGCAGTTGTTGGATATTTAACTTCTGCTTCAAAGTGTGTTACTTCCATATTTTGCAACTGTGGGAAATCCATTGGTTTTTCTGTTATTGGTGCCCGTTTACCGGAACTTAGTTTTACAACTTCAAACTTGTTAAGATTGGTTTCCATTGTATCTACGAATCCTTCAGGTACTTCTCCTGCTACTCGTATAAAAAATTTATATGTCTTTTCAGACTCTGTTAAAAATTGTGCAAATGTTTTCATGGTTTTTTCCTATTATAAACTATTTATCCATACTTTTCAATTTTTCTAACAAACTATTGCGGTCTGTAACCACATATCCGTCACCGTTTACTACGTCACCATTGTTTGGAGTATCGTTATCTAGTTTTTCTTTCTTTAATTGTAGTTCGATCATTTTAAGTTTTTTGTCCATTTTTGCTACTTTAGCATCAAGACTTGTTTTGAGCATTGATCCTGCTACTTCAAAAACTCTACCACTATAACGACTTTCAACATTCATGCCTAAGTCCATTAAATCTTCGTAGCTTTGTAAAGCTCGACCCGCAATATCATTAAGTTCAGCATCTGCTTTTTCGCCTAGACCTTTAACGCTAGGTAGTGCTGATGCAATTTTATCAAACTCTGCAATATCTCTAAATGTATCCGTTTGCTCAACTACAGCAGCTTTTGCTTTAGTTTCGTTTTGAGCTTCAGAAATAATTTCTTTAGAATCTGGCAAGTTTAAAAGTTCTTCGAGTTTTTTCGTCATAGTATGTAACCTTTATATACACACTTATTTATCGCCTATCGTCGGCCGCTGTGAAAAATGTCGTCCTCGGTAACTATTCGGAATTGTATATTATTTTGCTTACAATAAGCATATGCAGCTTCCCATTTGGCTTGATTTACTATCCAAGCTGCTTGATTATGCTTACTACGCCCTAATTTTTCTCTGTGTGTTTGATTAGCCGGCTTAACTTCTATAAGTTCTACCTTTTGTTTGCCGCCTCTATCAGCATATGCAATAAAAAAGTCTGGTACATATATTGTTTGTTTTCCAGTAAGAGGATTTCGATATGGTATCTTAATAGCTTCACTGGCCCATTTATCAACGGCTGGATGATTATCACAGAAATTCATAAAGGCAAACTCCCAACTTGATCTATAAGTAGGTGTCTTAGTTCCTATATATTTTTCTGGAAATTTACAGTTAAATTTACCTTGTGCAAATCTAGCCATATCATACTACAACATTTCGTTTTTCTACTGTGTCGTTATCAGCAGCTAATTTGAAACCTAGTGTACTTGTACGCAATCTGTTATAATTTAACACTTCAGTTACTACACTGCTAAGTTGTATGTTGTCTAAACCTTTAAGGGTGTCAAGTAATTCAAATATTTTTACGCCGTCTATTTTTGCTTGATTTAATAATACAGTTGAGGTACTAATTGCTGAATTTTTTTCGAATCCTCTTTTTTCAAAAAATCCTATAACAGCATCAACTTCGTTTGAAGGAAATGCTAATGTTTCGTTAAAATAGTTATCAAAAAATTCTGTGACATTTTGGTCACTCGACTTAGGTGTTGTTGGGATACTACTCATTATGTTGCTCCTTGTTGATATGCAGCTCTTGCGTCAGCTACACTCTGCCCAGTACGTGATTGTATACTCTTTATGCCAGCAGCTTGATCTGCACTGGCTTTGGCCGCAGCATTATTTCTAATTGCTGTTGTAGCTAGTGTAACAGCACCAACTCCAGCCGCAGCTAATAATAGATCTTTTGAACCACCTTTACCTCCATTTTTTGGAAATAATGTATTTGCTACACCACTTACGTTTGTTCCAGTTGCTGCTCCTAATGCGCCTGTAAGTATATTAAACCCTTCTTGTCTAATACCGTCTTTGCTTAAATTACGTATATTACCAATTAAATTGGCTCCCATTAATACTCCTAATAATGGATTTTCGTATACATCGCCACTAGCAATAAAATCATACAAACTAAATGCACCATCTATGGCTCCTGCAAGGCCACCGCCGCCGCCACCTGCTAATGATAACGGACTAGGTGTACGATCATAATGATCTTGGCCAAAGCCAGCAGGTTCGCCATTTGCTCCTGCTTGAACAGCTCCTGCTTCGTAAAATACAGCTTCATAAGCTACTGTAATTTTATTTTCTAATGTTCCAGCGCCATCAGCATTAGATACATCATCATGTGCCCATTGTGTAATCAAAGGATTTACAAGAGTATAAGTTACATATTCACCTCTTGCCATTGTGCTAATTTTTATTTCTTTGAAGAACGGTACACCAGGATTATTAGTGTCCATACCATATTTAAATCTATAAGGTGCAGCTCCATCTGGAGATTTGCCTTCGTATGTGTTGTGTGGATTAATTTTATATGCTGTGCCGCCGTTTATTCGTTGATTGCCGTCGGCAAAATAGTATCTATAATATGCTTGTAAGAATGCTGTTGTTAATCCTTGATTATCATCATGCATTGTTATATTAACCGGATCATATTCTATACCAGTTTGTACATTTTTAATTCTATTATATTGTTTTTTTTGTTCAACTTTAGCAGAATAGCTTGGTAAAGTTGCACTTTTTACTAGCATTCCTATTTCGTTGGTAGCAGCACCATTAAGAAGTTTTGGAATTAAACTTTGAGCTTCGGGTGTAATAACAAATTGTACATGATAATTAAATTTGCTTCTAGGAGCAAGGCGCATGTTATTATCAACATAAAGCCTAGATCCGTGCTGCCAATCTCCTAGGTTTCCTTTAGGAGATAGTGCGCCTGTTGCTATTGAGTCTAGTAATCCATTAAATTTATTTGCCATACTAATATTTATCCAACTTATTAAAGTACGTATATAAAGAAAAAAGGGAGCGCAGTGGCTCCCTTTAAAAAGACTAAATGTATTTTATTTTTATTATGCGCCGCCGCCAGTTACTGCTGTGTTAACTGTACGTCCAATTGCTGTTCCAATACCTGTTCCTTGTGGTGATTGGATTGCATTATCGTAACGTATAGCTAGTGTAACACTTACTGGATCAGTCGAGTTTGAATATGCTAAACTATTGTAGTTTGCACTTTCACAGTAACAGCCGTATAGTTCAAATGTTTCTAATACATTTGGTACGTTTGCGCCATTACCACCGTCTAAGATTTCAATACGTGTAGTAAATTTGTAATCTTGTCCTGATGCTGCACTTGATTGCTCATAGAAATCAAATTGTTTCTGAAGCTGTTCGCCAACTAGTTTTTGTACATTGTTGTTTACATCTTCACGTAAGTTCAATGTAATTGGTTCCCAAGTATGTTTACCTGCTAGGTACACACGTGAGTTATATACGTCTAGTGTCATTTGTTCAAAACTTACGTTAGGTCTAGTTACGTCAATAACTTGTTTTGTAAGTTCTGTTGTTGGTGTACTAACGCCAAAGTTTTCCAAGCTCACTCTAAAGCGATATTGGAGTTTTGGCATTAAAAGTCCCTGGTTACTAGCGGAATCTCCGCTAGCCAGTGGAACTGTAATTTTTGATAGTGTTGAAATTGCCATTTAGTCTGCTCCTGTTATATATATTTATCAGTTTAAAGTCCTGATATTTCTCCAGTATTTTTAAGTCTTAGTGGTATGTAAATAAACTCTACTGCTTTCACAGGTTCAATAGCAATGTCTAAGTATAGCTCATTCTTATCAATTCTGCTTGGAGTATTGTTCGACTCATCACAAACTACTAGGTAATCATATAATCCACGCTGTCCAACTAATTCAAGTAGCAAACTTTCTGCTGCTTGTTTAATCTCATCACGTGTAATTTTATCATTTGGCTCAAAGATATATGGCTTAGCAAGTGTGTTTAGCTGGCTACGTAAGTAGATAACCAAACGTGCTACGTTGATTCTATCTAATGCACTTGCACCTCTTGAACGTGTTTTTTGTCCAAAGTTAACAAGTCCTGCACCTGTGATAAACGTAATTGGGTTAACAGCACTTGAGTACAATGTATCTCTTTGTCCTTCGTTAAGTGCTACTGCAACAAATTCGCCTTCTGCATTTACATAGCCTGTTGATGTTGCATTAGTAATTCCGCCACGTCTTGTACCTGCTGGTGCAAACCATGGATAGCTAACCTGATCACTTAGTGCAATAGTTCTTAGCATCATGTGTGAAGCTGGAACTATAACATTGTTACCAAAGTTGTCGCTTGTAAATCCTGCAGGATAAAATATACCTAAGTATTCATCTCTACTTACAAGTCCTCTATCGTTATCTTCAACTGCTGTGTTAACATTTGTTGCCCAATCATTTAATGATGTTGCATCTGGTGTTAAACGGAACGGTGAATCACCTAAAATAAATGCTGTTAAGCCTCTATCATAATTAAGTGAAATCATTTCACCAATTAGTTCTGGATAACCTGGTGTTGCCATTAAGTTAAACAATCTTGATTCATCATCTCTGATATCGTCATTACTGTTAACTACAGCCTGTAACGCTTGTACAACAACTTTACGCTGTGCTTTACGTCCAAAGCTACCTGAACCATCTGCTTGATTGCCTGACTCAGTTACCCATCTATGTGGATAATAGTTTTCCATTGGTGCATCATCTTGACGTTTGTTGTCACTTGTTGTATCAATATAGTTACGCTCGAAACGTTTTACATTAAATCCACTACGTCTTAGATTCCATAACAACATACCTTTTGGATATAATGCTGGATCTGGTGCATCTGGATCTAAGTAGTTACTTGCTAACATTGCTGGTATTGTACCACTTGGTGCAACTGTAGTTGTACCTGGTCCTGTTCCATAACGTGCATCTGCAAATAGTACGCCGTTTTCAGTAGTTTGATCACTACTATCTAATGGTGCACCCCATTTAGAAGCTGTTGTTCCTGAAATATCTACATTGTAACGATATATTGTTGGATAGTTTTCTAAGTCTGCTGTACTAATCCAAAGATCACCAGTTACCAATGCACTTCCGTCACTTTGTTGTGTTGGCATACTTGCTGAAACAATTGGTCCTTCTGGGTCTGCTGTTGGATATGCTGTTGAATCTCCGTATCCTACCCAAGTTGTACCATTGTGATAAAGCATATCTACTTCGTCAACAATTGAATTATACCATAGCTGTCCTTGTGATGCTAATGATGTAACTGCATCTGCACTTGCTGTATATGTTAATACACGCCAGTTACTTGCTTGAAATTGTTTTGGACTTGTAGCATTAGTTGTGCCGTCTACAAATACTAAGTTTGCTGTAGTAGATGCGTCTGTGCTTACAAATGGTTTGAATCCCATTGCATTTAATAATCCAGTTGTATCAACAAATTTAATTTCGCCGCCTTGTGCATGGCTAATTATAACTCTGTTTGATGCGTCAACTGTTGCACTTACGTTAGCAACATTAGCTGATGTAATAGCTGCAGCAATTAAATTTGCATCGCCGCTTGCACTTCCACTTGTTGTAACACTTACAGTAACAGGTGTACTAAATGCAGCACTACCTTTGTTTGTGCTTGACATTGTAAAGGTATGTACTCCTGCTCCTGGTACTGCACCTGTAATAATTGCACTACTAATATTAGTTGCGCCACTTGCTTGTCTACGGAAAATTGTAAAATTGCCCATTGCTAAAGCATCGTTTGCAACATTAGTTTTAGCATACAAATCACCAATTGCTAGATTCAATCCACCTGCTGTTGAATCTAAACCATAAATTGCTGATGCTGCATCTGGATACATTGCTGTTGAAATTTCGTCCCATAGTAATGTAGTTGCATTCCAAAGTTTAACACTTAGTTTTGCACCACCATTTGGAACTGTTGTTTTAAACCAAATACTACCAGATGGTCTTGAAGTTCCAGTATCAGTTATTTTCCAAGTTGGAACATTTGTATGCGCTGAAATTTGTAATGCTGGAGGAAGGAAAGATCCTGCTGTAATACCAAGCTCTGAAAGTCTAGTTGCGTCACCACCAATTACAACTGGTCCTCCTGTAGTTGAATCTTCAGCACCTGAACTTGTTCCATCACTGTATATTTCTAAAAATCCGTCAACTGCTGCTGCCGAAATTCCTGGAATTATTGCATTTGTTATTGCTGTTGCTACATCAGATACTGTATTTGAGCCTACTGATATTGTAGTGCCGTTTACTGTAATATCTGCTGTTCCTGTAAAACTTGGATTTGCATTAGTACCTTTTACTGTTGGCCAACTTTTAATCCAATCGCCGCTTCCAACCGCTACCCATGAACCACTTGTATTTTTATACCATAATTTATTGATAGTTGTAACTGCTATAATTACATAATCACCAATTGCGCCAATCGATGCTAATGGAGTATAATCTCCGCCATCATAATCTACTACTTGATTTTGTTTAAAAATTACTGTAGGTGTCTTTGTTGTAAAAGTTTGTCCGCCTGTAGTATTAACAGCATTACTATTCCATTGCTGTATACCGTATCTTGAACCATCTGTATCAAACCAGTATGTGCCTGCTAAGGGATTTGCACTTGGTGCGTCCGCTGTAGCTTCTAACTCTCCTAAATCAATATCAGCACGTACAACGAATGCTCTGTTGCTTACACCTAATAGTGAGTAAGCAGCTTGTAAGCCGTATTCGTTTAGTTCGCCTGCATGAATTGGATTGTTATTATTATCTGTTTTAAATATCGGATCTCCAAATGTATCCGCTAAATCTCTTTGTGAAGTAAGCAAATAAGGTTTCCCTGCATTTGCTTTTAGTGTGCCTTGGGCTGTTCCTGTTCCTGCTGCATTTGTTTTATTTGATGCACTAGCAACAAAAATCATAGGCACTGTACCTGGTTCAGCTGGTGTGTAAAAACTTTCGTCGATTACGCTAACCTGTACTCCTGGTGATGTTAAAGCCATATTATTTCTCCTGTTGGAATCTTTTGCTATATGTATTTAGCAGATATGAAAAAAAAGGTACGTATATATCCCTATAAAAAGGTACCAAAAAGGTGAGGTAAATACAATATGAGACCTTTATGCCAATGTAAACAGAGACCTGCGGCCGTTAATTATAAAAAAGGCAATAAAACCTATTATCGAAAACTTTGCGAGCGTTGCTTACGTAATGGATTAAACCATGGCGTACCTAAATGGAAACAACGTGGATATGAAAAAAAGAACTCATGTGAAAAGTGTAATTACACATCAAAGTACCAAGAGCAGTTTAATGTGTTTCACATTGACGGCGATTTAAATAATTGTAGACCTAGTAACCTTAAGACTATATGTGCAAACTGTCAACGTATTATGCAGAAACAGGGCGTAAAGTGGAAGCAAGGTGACCTTGTACCTGATTTTTAAGATCGTCTAGTGTCCCGTTATTGTTTACCTGTGCATTAAAATCTACGTTTGCCCAACGCCATTCGCTTTCGTGTACATCTTTAGGCTCGACTCCAATATCTTGATACATGCGGAACCAAACAGGATCAGACCCTCTCATTACACGCCATACTTCGCCGTGTATACTTTTAATCATATTTGCTTCATTAGGAAATCTTACATCGGGTATTACAAAATTAGTGTTTGGAGATTGCGTAATCTGTTTCTTGACAAGACTAACCCAAATGCCGTCATCAAATCCATGACGCATACAATCTGTACCAAATTCCTGTAGTACTAGTCTTGGAGTAATAGTGCGTCCTGTTTCAGAGCTCCAAAAAGAATCTTTTTTCTCTCGCCATTCTCTGCTTTTGTCAGTTTCGCCTTCGAGCATTGCTCGATCCCAACCAAATACAGTAGCTACGCCATCTTTGAGTTTATCTGCAAAAGACAGTTTTGTAAATCCGTGTTCATCAACTAGAATATCAGCAGCTGTACCTTTACCGCTACCAATTAATCCACATATGCCAATAATCATAATAATATTTCCTAAGTTATAGTCTTAGTGTTTATTATAAGGTATTTTTTATGAGTTGTCAAGTACTTTTTTGAAGGCTTCTTCAAATCCCTCTTCGTGTAAATAGGCTTCATTATTGTTCCAAAGCCTACGGAAATATCCATCTGCACTTTTCATAACAGTATCGTGAGTTGTATTTAAATGGCCTTTTACCATGTAAAATAATCTGTACTCTTGTTTGTAATCAGAAAGATTCATTATAATGTATTTACAATGAATTATAATCGTTAGCGTTAACTTTGAAGGTTTTTAGCCTATTAGGAAACTATATCCTGCGCCACCTGGTATTTGCTGAGAAACTTCTTGTTCTAGCTTTTCCATTTCTTGCTGTGCTTCGGATTTTAAACTTGTACCGTTTAAACTTGTGCCACCTTGTGGGCCTGCAATAGTAGCAAACTTTTCTCTCGCTTCGCCTAACATATACTTACAACTAGCAAGTGTATAATCTTTAATCCATTGTTGTGCTAGATAATCATTCATTATCTGTTCGTCTGGACGATAATTATAACAATATAACAATAATGTTTCTTCTGCTCTAGGACGCTGTAGTAGAGTTAATTTTTTAGTAGTAGAGTTCCATTTAAATTCTATAAATGATCCAAACATTCTACCTACTAATTCTTGATATTGGCTAAACATATCATATGTTGCTAGTCCGCCCATATTAGAACTTGTTAGTAAGTATGCGTTTGTATATGCTAAGTTAAATGGTTCAAATATACTTCCGCCATCTCCGCCCCCTGATCTTGATCCAACACTTCTGCGGAACAATTTGCGAACTTCCATTATTTCATTGGGCAATGTATATTCGTTTTGGTCTATAATTGTAGGCATAAAGAAATATGATTCTTCAACTGAATTATCACTACGTTGTCTAAAACGTGTAAATGCTTTCTTTAATGCTGTTTCATAATGGATAGGATCGAGTTCAACATCAATCATGCCTCCGCCTAGCATTGCGTGTACGTAATCAAATATTTCTTGTTTTTGTATTGCCATAATTTAGTCTCCATTAGTATTTATCGTATTGAGTTACTAACGATAAATATGTGTATGCCAAGATTAAGTTTATACAAGCCACAACGCGGTAATGATTATGCATTTATAGACAAACAAGTCTATGAAATGTTCACTGTAGGTGGTACAGATATCAATATACACAAGTTCCTAGGTGCTGAAAATCCTAGTGAAGCAGATGCTACAGCTGATCAACCACGATATGACGCTGTAAAGGAAACCAACATACAAGACATGTTGTTCTTAGAAAACAGAGATCGCAAGTATGATCCAGACATTTATACAATGCGTGGCATTTATAATGTACAAGATATAGACTTTAACCTTAGTCAATTTGGATTGTTTTTAAGTAATGATACATTATTCTTAACAATACACATTAATAGTAGTGTTAAAACTCTTGGTAGAAAAGTTATGGCAGGTGATGTGGTAGAATTGCCACACTTAAAAGACGAGTATGCACTTAATGATTTATCATTTGCTCTTAAACGTTTTTATGTTGTAGAAGATGTTAATCGAGCAGCAGAAGGATTTTCACAATCTTGGTATCCGCATTTATACAGATTAAAATTAAAACAAATAGTAGACTCACAAGAATTCAAAGAAATACTAGACTTACCTGCAGAAGAAGGCGCTACAGGCGGCGATACTCTGCGTAATTTATTAAGTACATATGATAAAGAGATGCAAATTAATAATGCTGTGGTTGCACAAGCAGAAGCTGATGCGCCGAAAGCAGGATATGATACTAGTCATTACTTTAGTTTACAATTAGATGAAAATGGAAATACAGAACTTGTTGACACAGATGGAGATGATATTCCGGATACTATGCGCTCAGCTACTAAGTCAGGATACAACGGATATTTACTGGGCGACGGAATACCGACTAACGGTGAATCTTTTGGTCATGGTATAAGTTTTCCTACTAACACTACAGTAGGTGATTTTTTCCTACGCACAGACTTTTCACCTAATAGACTGTTTAGATATGACGGAAGTCGTTGGGTTAAACAAGAAGATAATGTACGTATGACACTTACTGGTACAAACAATAGAACAAACCAAAAAGGTACATTTATAAACAATACTACAACCGATACTATTGCCGGCGAAAGTGTTGTGGAAAGACAGAGCTTATCAAAAGCACTTAGACCTAAGGCAGATGAATAATGAAATACAAAGATATTAAAGTAGTTGAAGCAGGGTTAAAATCAAAATTCGAATACGGAGATCCACCTGATGATATTTGTCGAATGGCAGTACGTGCATTTACCAGCGGCGATAAAGTTGACAAAGAACTAGCAACAGATGCTGTAAACGATCATATTGCTCAATATCCGCAATGGAAAGAATATTTACAAAATTGTTTAAAGGGAATTGAAGGTGAAGCACCCGGACGTACATCAGGACCAGGAGGAGGCGATGGTACTGGATCAGGAGTAACAGGAGACGGTACAGCGGCCGGACCAGATGGAGACGGTCCAGGTTCTGGTATACCTGGATTTACTGGGCCAGGCGAAGGTGACGGTACAGGAACTGGATCAGGCGACAAACCAGGTGATGGTAGTGGCGACAAACCAGGTGATGGTAGTGGCGACCAACCAGGTGACGGAGATGGTAATAGTGATACGGCAGGAGACGGCACTTCAGAACTTACTAGTGACATAGAAGAATTTGGTAATGCACTAGAAGCAGGCGAATTTGAAGCTGCACAAGAAATGTTAGATAATAATCCTGAGCTTGCTGATGCTATTGACCAACAAACCAAGGACGATTTAGATAGCGTGTTAAATCCAGCACCGGAAGTACCTACAGACAGTCCAGAACAACCTGAGCAGCCCGATGATTCCGATGATTCCGATGATTTTGATGATGAATTTCCAAATCAAGTAGTAGTTCCTAACTTACCTGATAAGCCTAATAAACCAGAACCAGATGAAACTCCTGATGTTGATACAACTACACCAGAGCCAGAACCAGAACCAGAGCCAGAGCCAGAACCTGAACCAG